TCTCAAGTGTGCAGGATGCTGAGCATTTTGTAATGCACCAAGATCAACCATTGCATAACTATATCCTTGTCCACCAGAACTAACGATGACATTGATGATCTTTCCACCAACAATATCAACTCTAGCTTTACCTCCAGTTCCATCACCTATGATGTCAACTTCTTGACCTAATCCATCAGCATATAAACCACCTGGTTTATCAATATAAACATGCTTGATTTGATTGTTGTTTACAGTTGAATCTGCATTCTCTCTGATTGCCTTTATTTGAGCATCATTTGTAGTTGCCCAATCATTTGGAACTGTAATATACTCAGTAGAATCAAACTTGATAATATCAGATGGAGATACACTATACAAATACTTCCAAAGATATCCATCACCACTAGTACCAGCTCTAGATGGTTCTAAATCTGAGAAAGTTGGTTCATCTTGAGAAATATTACCAGTTGGATTATCTCCAGTTGAACCATTAGAAATGCAAACATATACTTTGAAGTCAGAATTCATTACATAGTAATTTGCACCATATAATCTACTAGAATCTTTGATAGGACTAGTATTCTTGGTTGAATAATCATCACGATACATTTCATACTTTGTACCTGCGGTCCAATCAACTCTTTTAATGATTCTTCTAATGTTGGCAGAGGCAATCCTCTTACCATACATCATGGTATCACCAACATGGGCAATATCAGAGAAACTATCAATAGGTGAAGGAGTAGTTCCAGTATCGTTCCACCCCTCAGATCTACCATACCCTACTAAACTACTAGGTTCTGGTAAACCAGTTGGGTTTGGTAATCCAATAAAGACATAGTAAGAATTTTGATCAGACTCTACTGATTCTACAAAATTATTTGCGTTTAGGATCCTAAACTGATCAGTAACAATTGCTGGCATGATTATTAACTTAGTCTTTTGACAATTTTTCTTTATTTATAGACGAAATACTATAGTCCAGTAACCACTCTAATTGATCCACTGTTTCTCAATCCAAACTCAGAGTTGAGACCTTCAAAGTATCTTCTCTGAATTGTTGGGAAAGTTGATAAACCAGCGTCAACAGTTAGACCAGTTACTCCAATAGAGATTGGATTAGAATCTCTTTCACCGTTATATATTCTTCCCCAAGATATAGTACCTAGAGAAGTTGTTAATCCAATATTGGTTGGATTATAGAAACCAGTAGATGCGAGACCAACTGCTTCTTCTGTATTGCTAAGAATATCGCAAGTAATTTCTGCGCGGAAGTCAGTTGCCTGAACAAAGGAAGATACTTTGTAGATATTATCTAAGAAAGTAGATCCAATGGCAACAATATTGCTATCAGCACCATCAACACTGGTCAATCCAGCACCAACAGAGATAGTAGTATCTTTAATTAGTATTGGATAACCAACTTGTAGTTTATTGGCATTGGATTTTAGTGAAGTATAGAAGAACTTCAATGCAAGTGATCCAGCACCTGCAGATCCAACTGCAGTACCAATACCAGTGATGATTCCAGTATATCCTTCAACATTGTTGTAAGATAGTAGTTTTTCATACTTAACTGGTGTTCTGGTTAATGTTACACCTGGTAGACTTGTATTGGTATATCCAAATCCAACATTATCAATAGTAACACTATCAACTTTTCCATTAACAATATTTGCTGTTGCGGCAGCAAAGGTAGAAACACCAGCAACTGCAAACTGATCTCTAACGGTGGTTCCAATACCAACACCAATTGGTGCTCCAATGTGTAAGGTAACTGCTGCACCGACATAACCATTTCCAGCGTTATCAATCACATAATTATCAACTTGACCTGTGAAGTTAACTTCAGGTCTAATTACTGCTGGTTCAAATTCAGAATGGGCGAATAGAATAGCATCAACAGCAGTGATGTTTACACCATAACGATCTTCAGATTCTAATGCTGGGTTTGCAAGATCTTCATAGAAGAATGCTTCAGCATCATCAACGAAAATACCGCCATTTAGTCCAATACCAGTATCAACTTTAATATCACCAATAACTTTAGCAGTTGGATAGATTTGGGGTTCGATAACTTCTCTTGCTTTAGAGATTAGATCGCCCTTAATAATTCTATCTTCTTTCTGTTTAGTCCAGTCAACAGGTCTTGAAATGGTTTCAGTGATACCAGGACCTCTATACATGGTAGTTTCTACCAGGTCAGATCCTCTAATATCTTTAATTATTCTGTCAGTAATCTGTTCTTGAGTGTTAGTTTCAGTATCACTTCTTCTAATTCTAATATCATCACCAACTTTAATAGTTTCATTGATATTAACAATTTGAACATCAACACCGTCAGTACCTTTATAGAAGAATACATCAACCTTATCTTTTGTTGAAGGAGCTTCAGTAAACTGGAATGTGGTGCCACCTTCAAACTGATATGCATAGTTTGGAGTCTGTAGAACACCATTTACAAAGATTACTAGAACAGCATTCAAATCAATGCTTTCTCCTAGTGGAGATTCTTCATCAACTTCAAAACTTAGAAGTTGTCCATTGCGGAATAGTGGGAATCTCTTTCTAGATCCAGTTTGTAATTGTGCAATATCATCAATAAAATCAAGTTCACCAAATTGCCAAGCGGAGAAGAAGTCGTTGAAAGTATTGACAACTTCTAATTCAAATCTATCAAGTGGTTTTTGTAGTCTCTTATCAACTACTAAACCAACAGGAGTAAACTTATCTCCGATTGCAAAAGAATGACCTTCTCTTGCGATTTGGAACTTAGATATTTCAAAGAAACTTCTACCAGTACCAACATTAGTTGAACCTTGAGTTACATCCAGATTCATGAGTAAGTTGCTTCCAGTATCAGTGGTTTTACCAACACCAAGTCTAGAAATACCTACAATAGGCATATTTTCATAATTTGGTTCAGGAGTTGTGATATCTGGGTTCACAAATCTAGCACCATATCCCTTGAGAGTAAATTCAAGTGCTCCACCAGTTCCTGCAGGTGACTTACCAACCATTAAACGAATGGTATTCGTTGTAGTCTTACCTACAGGTAATAGAGTGTTATATGCTGGATCAGTGGTTCTTGGATATGGATGTAAGGTTTGATATGCATCCTGAGCACAGGTGAATACCATAGAACCACCAATAATAGTAACAGCACCATTAGATTTAAGAACAGAACCATTATATTGTGCTTTTACAAATGTATGAGTATACTGTTCAGCAGATGGTGATGGATTTACATTAACTCTGAAAGTATTTGTGGTTGCATTAGCAATTGTCAACCACTTACCACTTGCATAATCAGTGGATCTTGGATAAGAATGTTCAGTTTGATTAAAGTCCTTAGTGCAGGTAAATACCAAACTGTTATCTTCAATTAGAATCTTATCTCCAACTTGGAAACCATGATTTGCTACAGTAAGGGTTAAATTACCAGTGTTTCTTACATAAGTTGCTGCAGTTGGAGTTACAGTTGTCGCACTACCAACACCATGAGATGCTGCAGTAACGACTAGTTCTCCAGTTGCTGGATCATAAGTTGCATCAGTTGGGCTGAGATTGCCACCACCATCGATAAAAATAGAATTAGGATCAGCACTTACAAATCTATGCTTATTAGTACCGACTTCGGCATCTAAGATTGCTCCAGTACCACCGCCACCACCAGTACCAACATTTAAGGTAATGGTGTTGAATGAAGTATCTTCAATACCTAATGTTACACCTGCAGCTGGATCAGTAGAACGAGGATATGGATGCTCAGATTCATGATCATCTCTGTCACAAGTGAATACCAGTGAATTGGTTGCAATAGTAGCGGTATCTACTGCTCTTAGTAGACCATTAGTATCTGCGGTGAAGAATGAGTGGGCATAGTCACCACCAGTAGAAACTGAATCTGCAGAGGCACTTGTAAAAGTATATCTAATTTTGTTAATACCAACTGGTACTGGATTTGTTAACTTAACTACAATTGTAGTTGGAGTTACGGATTCAATTGTAATTGAAGTGTCTCGTGAAGGGTCACCAACTCTAGGATATGCTTCTGTGGTAGTATTGTCATCCTTATCAGAGGTAAACAATATGGAACCATTTGCAAGTTTAATATTGGTTCCTGGTTTTAAGTTGTGCTGACCAATTTGCAACTCAACCATTCCAGTGTTTTCATCATAGAATGCGTTAGTTGGAGTGAATGACACCAATGGAGATGTTCCAACGGTTACTGTAAATTCATTTGCAGTAACATTAGAAATAGGAACCCATCTGCCACTGATAGGATCAGTAACTCTAGGATAAGCATGAACCGAGACACCACCTGGGTTAAGGATGTCTGCATCCATAGTACACTTATATCTGATGCTGTTATCCTTGATTTTTACAAAATCTCCGTTGGAGAAACCATGATTTCCTACAGTGAATGTTGCAGTACCAGCAACTGGATCATAAGTTGAGAAAGTAACAGTATGCTCAGTTGCCTTAGCAATAGTATGATTATCATTGACAGTTACGATTAGTTCACCAGTAGATGATCTGTAATCAACTTTTGTTGGAGAATAATTTATAGATCCATTGATTGTAATGGCATTTCCTACGGATTTAATGAACTTATGTTCAAATTCAATATCAGTTAGTCCAATACCAACTGGATCTCTATAACCAGAACCGAAAGTTAGATCGTTGAAGAATGGAATTACATCTCCACCACCTTCATAGACATGATTAATTGTGCAAACTCCCGCATTAACTTCAAAGGTGGTTGCGGAAATAATTCCAACAATTGGAAGTGCTCTATCATGATCCTGGAAGAATGTAGTAGTAACACCAGCATGTTCTGAAGAGCAGGAGAACTCTAATCTATCCAATTGAACAGTGGATGGTTGCTGAAGAGCAAATCCATGTACAGCATTTGTTGTAACTGTGATAATACCAGTTCTAAAATCATATGCCGCAGTTTGAATGCCTAACTTGACATTTGAAGTAGTTGGAATACCTGTAATGCTAGTAATCGAATTAGCAGCAAACTTATTGGAAGGAT